CAAGAAGCTGGCCATCAACTTCACCGGATACCAGAGCACGGCTAAGACGTTCAGCCCGGTGATTCCGTTCAGTACGGCTGTCAACGTCGGCAGCGGGTGCCCGGCCGGCCTGACGGTTACGCTGGGGAGCTTTCACGCTCCTGCTGTTGTCAACGTGCCCGACACAACCGCAGCAGCCTTTACAGGATATTGCATCGTGGAGGGTCAGTAATGCTGAACGTGTTTGACTACGGGGCCAGAGGCGACGGATCTACCGACGACACCGCAGCCGTTCAAGCGGCTATCAACGCGGCCATGAACGCTGGTGATGCCTTGGAGTTTCCGGCCCGGACCTACTTGATCGCAGGATTTTTGTCAGTTCCTGCCGCGGTCACGTTGCAGGGCGCGAGGACACGCGCGCTTGGCAATAGCTCGAGCCTTCGCTTTACGGGCGATGGCGGCGGAGCCTGGTCGCGCGGTCAAAACGGTCTGGTAAGGGTGACTGCCGGCGGAACCAAGTTCATCGGTATAACCTGCGAAGTTGTAAACCAGTCCGCTGGCGCTTGCCTGTTTAATTTTTCAAACGCCACTGGTGAGGTCTCTGGCATCAAGTTGGAAGACTGCACGCTGGTGGGCGGAGGTGCGCAATCGACCAACACCCTGCTTTGGGGATGGGGCGTCGACAATATCAGGCTGCGCGACTGCACTTTTCAGTATGCTGCTCAGCACCTCACGTTTGGGCCTCACACCGTTGCCAATCTGGTGATTGACGGCTGCATTTTCACAGAAGGCACTGACCTCACGAAGTACATGCTCGACCTGAATCTTGGCGGAAATAGCTTTGGCTGCTCGGTCGCCAATAACATCTTTGAGCTGTACTACACTCAGCTGGCGGCCAGGATTAATGTTAACAACGGCTGTGACTTCGCGGCCAATTACATTGGCGACGGTCCTGGGTCGACCAGCATGACTACGCCAACCGTGATGCTTGGTGGAAACGGCCCGATCAACGCTCAGTCCAACTTCTGGGAGAGCTCGACTTCTGGTCGCTATTTGATTGGCGTCCACTGCGCTCTGGGAGGGGCCAAGATTCAGACGAATAGTATCCAAGGCGGCACGGTCTTCATTACGGGCAGAGCCACTCTGGAAAGAAACTCCATCAACGGTACGGTGTTGCTCAACTCGGCGGAGGTGCTTGACCTTGGTAACAGCTTCAGAGGCGCTGGCCACAGTTATCAGAATTACAGCGCGGCGCAATCAAAGGTTAAGGGATTTTATGAGCCTAGCCAAGATCTGACTAGCCTTAAGATCGATCAAAAGTTGACGACTGTTTTTTATTAGGGGGGAGAACGATGAGTAAGAGATTGAGAGTCGCCTTATTTTATCCGGTAAACCTGGGAGCCGGCTGGTACGCGTGTGGTGGTTATCGGGCGGCGCTCGCGCGTATGGGTCATGACGTGATTGATTGCCCGTTGCCGGGTAACCAAGTACGCTGGGTTGAGCAGGTACGCCGCGCGCTGCCAACGATTGAGAAGCTGAACTCGTGCGACGTAGTTTTGTCGACCTATCACGAGTACGTTCAGCCGTGGCTGAAGGAGATCTACGGTTGGGACGCGTGGGCCAGGCTCAAAACGCCGGTTGTCGCGCGTTTTGACGAGTCAATGGACCGCGATGACCTGGGGCTCTCAGCGCGTATGGGAGAGCTCCTCCAGTGGGCCGATCAGTGGTCGTTTCCAACGTGTCAGGACGCGCGGCGTTATCAGGGTGAGTGGATCCCGTATGGCGCGGACACGGGGATGTTCTCTCCAATTCCGGGCGGGCGGACAGCTTCAGGCGCCGACCGCATCTACGATCTCGCCTTCATCGGGACCATGTACCCGAGCAGAGTTCAATATCTTGAACGGTTGTCGCAACAGATCAGCGACAATGTCACCTTCCTCTGCGGGCCCGTAGTCGTGCAGGACCTTGGGGGCATTGACCTCATTGGCTCGACCGGGCTTCTCGCCAAAAATTATCGGCGCATCAAGGTTTTCTTCTGCCTGCCCGGAATTGCGAGCATGATCCTGGCTAAGGTTTTTGACGTGCTCGCGTGCGGAACGTTCGTCATGGCTCCGAAACTCTACGGCGAGGCAACGGAGAACATGACGCTCTTTGATGACGGCGTTCACGTCGTTTATTACGACGTTGGCCATATGGTAGAGAACGCGAGACAGATTAAATATTGGCTTGAGCACGACGACGAGCGTGAGACGATTGCGAGCGCCGGCCGCGATCGGGTCTTTGACCAATACACGATCAAGAAGATGCTGAACTTGATGCTGGCCCAGGCCGAGCGGGGAAAGCGCGGAGCCCACGAGCCGTCTTTTACCGGACGTGACGAGAGGGTGGTCGTGATATGACCGCGGCAACTACCGATCAGCTTCGCCGTTATTGGGACCGCCAGCCATGCAACGTTCACCTGAGCTCGCGGCTGGCTGGCTCGCGTGAGTGGAGTGAAGAGCTTGAGACGCGCCGTTATTGGTCCGAGCCGCACATCAAAGAGTTCGCTGAGTTTCCGTTGTGGGCTGGCAAGCGCGTACTTGAGATCGGGTGCGGCGTTGGCACTGACTCGCTCCAGTTCGCGCGCCATGGCGCGATCCTTGACGCAGTTGACGCGTCCTATGAGAGCACAGCTCTTACCCGACACCGGTTGTGGATGCATGACTATTCAGTGTGCGTGTTTTGCGATAACGCTGAGGAGTGGCTGCCCGGCGAGCAAAATTGTTATGACCTGATCTACTCATACGGCGTTCTTCACCATACGCCAAAGCCACTGAACGTTTTGAGGCGCGCGTGGACGCGGCTCAAGGCGGGCGGTGAGCTCCGGATCATGGTGTATGCGCGCGGCTCGCTTAAACGCTGGCAGCGCTGGCAGCCTGAGGCGCAGGCCGGCTGCCCGCTCGTCAGGTACTACTGGCCAAGCGAGATCAGGTGGCTGCTTGAGACCGCGGGATTCACGGTAAGGAAGATTGAGCGCCGGCATATCTTTAAGTACGTCCTCGCGGACTATTTGAATCACGTGTACACGCCAAGACCGCTGCTCGTGTTCTTGGGCTCAAAAAAATTTGAGGTGTTGTCTCGCTACCTGGGAGAGCACCTGCTCGTTTATGGAGGCCGGTCATGAAGGTTGGGATGGTTGGGTGCGGAAAGCTTGGTCTGATGGTCGCGCTGGCGATCGAGTCGCGCGGCCACGAGGTGCGCGGATTTGACCTGGCAACCGCGCCAGGTCACTATTTGAATAAGCGGGCGATCCCGTTCAAGGAGGAGCGCGCGGAGGAGCTGCTCGCCAAGACTAAGATGACGATGGTGAGGTTGGATGAGTTGTGCGCGTGGGCTGACCTGATTTTCATGGCTCCGCAGACGCCTCACGAGCCGCGCTTCGAGGGGGTCACGGCCCTGCCGACTGAGCGCGCTGACTTTGACTACTCTTATTTGAGCATGTGCGTTCGCTGGGTCAACAGCGCGCTGACAACGAGCGCGGGGCCTAAGCCATGCGTGATCATCTCGACGGTACTCCCGGGGACAATCGACCGCGAGATCAGACCGCAGATAATTAATCCAAACTTCAAACTCGTTTATGAGCCTTTGTTCATCGCGATGGGAACGGTGGTTGAAGACTTCTTGAATCCGGAGTTCGTGCTCGTTGGTGTCGACGACCCGTGGGCCAGCGCCCGGCTTTGTGAGTTTTATAAGACTATTCACGACGCGCCAGTTTTTGAGACTGACGTTAGAACCGCGGAGGGGATCAAGGTCTTTTACAACACGTTCATCACGGCGAAGATCGTGCTCGCGAACGCCTATGGTGAGCTCGCGCACAAGTTGGGCATGAACATTGACGATATCACGCGAGCGCTGTCGCTGGCTACGAACAGGTTGTTGTCGGCAAAGTATCTGAGCTCAGGCATGGGCGATGGCGGCGGTTGTCACCCGCGCGATAACATCGCGCTCTCCTGGCTCGCGCGTAAAACTAACTTGTCTTTTGACATCTTTGGAGCGCTGATGGACGCGCGTGAGCGCCACTGCGAGTGGTTGGCACGCCTGATTGATGAGCACCGGCGCAACCGGCCAATATACATCTTGGGCCGGTCATTCAAGCCCGAGACGAATATTGAAACTGGGTCGCCAGCGCTGCTCTTGAGTTATATCCTCAAGAGACGATTTGTAAGGCATGAGATCGTTGAGGATCTGGTGCCGGTTGAACCCGCGCTCTACTTTATTGGTACGCGCCATGCCAGGTATGCCGAGCTTCAGTTCCCTGCAGGCTCGACCGTGATTGATCCGTTTCGTTATCTTAAGGTTCAGCCGGGCGTTGAGTTGATCTCAATTGGCGCGGGCCAGCTACGCGAGGAGCGTAGCGTTCCGGAGAAACTTGAAGAGCTCGCAGTTCAGAAGTAAACTTGACGGGGGAGAACAAAAAGATGAATTTAGGAGGAAAGTCGTTAGCAGTACTGACGCCAATGTATGGTGGGATGGCCATGTGTAATTATCTTGAGTCATTCCTACAGTTGTTGATACTTTGCCAGCAGGAGAAGATCTCGTTCGCATATGCGTTTACGTTCAATGAGAGCCTGGTGACGCGAGCGCGCAATCGGTTGGCGGATGAGTATCTTAAAAATATGACGAGCACTCACGCGCTGTTTATTGACGCTGATATTGGGTTTGAGCCGGCGCACGTTTTAGAGATGCTGAAGCACGACAAAGACATCGCGGGTGCGCCGTGCTCAAAAAAAGGACTTCGTTGGGATCGAGTCGTGAAGGCCGTCGAGCGCCGGCGTGCCCAGTACCGGCCAGACGAGCTCGCTGGCGTCGCCGGAGACTTTGTTTTTAACCATGAGCCGTTCGCTGGTAAGCGTGAGATAAAGCTGTCAGAGCCTCAGGAGATGCGAAATGTAGGAACGGGTCTCATGCTGGTCAGACGAAATGTTTTTGAAAAGTTCAGAGAGTCATACCCTGACCGCTGGTACACGAACAAGGGTGACCCGCAGGCGCTACCAGGTCAGATCCACGACTTTTTTAGGGTTGGCGTCGACCAGGAAACCAGGACGTACGACTCTGAGGATTATTGCTTTTGTCAAGATGCCCAGGCGATCGGTTTCAAGACGTGGCTCATGCCGTGGGTGAAAACGACCCACATGGGCTCGTTCAAGTATGTCGGTGATATGGAGCGCGTGGCAGCGCTGGTTGGCGAGCTTTGAGTTTTAGGCTACCTCTCTGACCGGGTGGGCGTGGCCTGAAAGCGGAACAGGGCGGCCGAGCGAGGACGGCCGCCCTTGACCGTCAGGAGATTTGAAGACATGAGCGTGCCAAGTTCGTTTACTTTTTTTTCAAAGAATCAGAACATGCTGACGTGGACCGTGACTGACGTGACTGGCGCAAATGTCAACAGCGCGTCTGTGACCGCGACGTTGTATTTTGACCGTGATCCTATTGACCCTGACCTTAACCCCGGCGACGCGGTGCCCACGTTTACTGACGTTTCATTGTTGTTCAACGTTCAAGACCAAAAGTATGAGGTTGTGATCCCAGCGACGTTTGACCCGCCAGTCGGCGGCAATTATACGCTCGTGGTTGACGCGAGTAACGCTGGCGTCGGGCTTGGCCACTGGGAGCGCCGCGCGGTGGTAACGGAGGGACCCTGATGACGATTGCCGCTTCGACAGTTGACCTGACGACGCTCGAGCAGGTAAAGAGCTGGGGGTCGATCGAGCTTGACAACCACAATGACGACGCTGACGTTCAGGCGTCAATAACGTTGTTCAGTCAGTGGGTCTGTAATTATACTGGCATCGCGTCGTTCAACCAAATTAATCAGGTGACAGAGATCCGGAGCGGCAACGGCAACAACCAGATTTTTGTGCGCCGACCGCCTGTCGTGAACGTGGTCAGCGTGACGGTCAGCGGGCTCGCGATTCCCGCGGCAGGCGACTGGCCGAGCTGGGGTTACTACGTGGCTGACGACCTGCGATCAATTCTGATTCGCGCGACGATCCAGCCGACAAGTTTCAACTTCTCGTATCCGCCGTCAGGTTATTTTGGCCGGCGCTACTCTAACGCGTTCATCTATGGTCAGGGAAATGTCAAGCTGGTCTATAACGCTGGCTATGCGCGCGTGCCAGCTGATCTGATGGCCACGGCGACGCGGACGGCGGCGCTGTGTTATAAACACAAGTCGTCGATCGACCTGATGACGCGTGCGCTGAGCGCCGGACAGACGACCGCGACGACGAGGTATTTTATGGACCTGATGAGGCCCGTTGACAAGGCCGTGATTGAATTTTATAAGAGGATGGCGATCGTCACGTCATGATTGAGATCACGTTCAAGTCGTCAGTTCCGCGTGTGATTGAGGCGCTTCGACAACGCAGCCGCGCGGTAGTCGAGAATGTTACTACCGAGCTCGACCGCTCGATGCTCGAGCTCCAGCGACGCATTCAGAAAAAGATGTCAGGTGAGGTGCTCAAGTCTCATCGTGGCGGTGCGGGGCTTTTGGGCTCGGTCAATAAGGTTCAGACTAAAAATTCTTCTGGTATAATAACGGGCGCGGTTCAAGCTGGCGGCGGGCCATTTTGGTGGCTCGCGGTCCACGAGCATGGCGGTCAAAAAGAGTATGAGATCTTGCCGGGTGCGTTGACGGGAAGGTCCGCGAAGCGGGCGCTGGCATTTTTTCCGCGCGGATCGGCTGGCGCCTCCTTTGGGCGTACCCGGCAAACTGGGTTGAGATTTGCCTCAGGAAAGCAACGGGGAACTCTGAGGCCCGAGCGCTACGGAGATTTTAAGAGCGCGGGTGGCGTGGTAGTCAGACGCGTTGAGCACCCGCCGCTGCCCCAACGATCGACGCTCAAGTCGTCGCTTGACGAGCTGCGCTCAACGATTATCAGCAATATCTACCGCGGGGCGGCAAGAGGAATTAGGCATGGCTGATTTTTATGATCCAAAGTATTTGGATCAGGTTTACGCGGCGCTCTTTGCCAAGCTCAGCGCGGCGACGTTACCTGACGGGTCGGGCTTTCGTCTGAGCGCGCGTGTGGTTGAGGCCCCTGACGAGGTCGCGATTGCGAACCAGCCAGCGTTATTTCAGATTCAGGGCCCGCTTGAAGTAGTTCAGCAGCAGGGATTCAGCCTGGCAAAGTGGACGTTCACGGCGGTTGCGATCGTCTACGTTAGGGCAGACGGGGCAGCTCCGCTCGCGCAGCAGACGCTGGCTCAAACTACCGCGAACAATATCGTGTGGGCGTTGATGCTCGCCCTCGCGCCAGTACCCCACGAGATTCAGCAGACGCTGGGCGGGCTTGTCTATCATTGCTGGCTTGAGGGCCAGGTTTTTACTGAGGTCCAGAATGATCAGATGATTATCACTGTTCCAATTTATCTTTTGCCTGGACCAGTTGGTTAAAGTTTGAACCGGACCGGTCGCCGGAATTTTATGAGGAGGATTAGATGAACATTCAATTTGGCTCAGGGGTCTTGTTCGGAAAGCCGGTGGCCGGAAACGAACCGACGAACCCCACGCCCTATAAGTTCGGCGTGCTGCAGGAGTGCACGGTCGATTTTAAGGGCGATTTGAAGAAGCTGTTTGGCCAGTATCAGTTTCCTGTGGCGACCGCGCGCGGAAAGCTCGATGTTGGGATCAAGGGCAAGCTGGCCGTGTTTGACCCGAACATGTTGAACCAGCTGTATTTCGCGCAGGCGTCTTCAGTTGGCTACGCGTTGATCGTTGATGGCGAGTCTCACTCAATCAACGCAAACACCAAGACGATCACAGTGACGAATATACCGATAGATACGGACTGGGGCATTCAGGACTCCGTGACCGGGCAGAATTTTATAGCCGTTCCAAATGCCGCGTCATTGACCGCGACTGGTCAATACACTGTGAACTTGACCACGGGAGTTTACACGTTCTTTGATAGCAACGGCGGCGTGAATGTGAAGTCGAGTTATACGTACCTGGTTAACTCGACTGGTATCACGATCCCGTTGACGAACCAGCTCATGGGCTACGCGCCTGAGCTTGAGATGTTGTTGTACAACAAGTTTCGGAACAAGTATTTTGCGGTTCAGCTAAATGACGTGACGTTGGGGTCACTCAGCATTCCGTCAAAGTTGGAGGACTTTTGGGTTAGCGACTTTGACGGATCAGCTAACGCTGACGCGTCGAACAGCATTGGCAAGTTGATGATGGACCTGAGTTAAGTCAGGTCGGGGTGGGCGCTCGCCTGGCGCGCGCCCACTAATTTTAAGGGAGGACCATGGCAGCAAAAGAAAAGACTAATGGGAACAACGGGGCGGTGGCCAAACATGAGGGAGAGACGGTCTTCATGGGCGGTACGGAGTGGGTCGTTCCCTCACTCAGCATGAAGCAGGCTCGAAAGTTATGGCCAAAAATTTTGGAGCTCAACCAGGGCATCACCACCCAAAATATCGTTGACAAATATGACATCGCCGTTGAGGTGATCCACGCCGCGTTATCGCGAAATTATCCCGCACTGAAGATCGCAGACGTTGATGAACTGGTCGATCTTCGAAATGTTCGCAAGCTGATCCTGGCCGTCGCGGGTCAGTCGGGTCTCTTGTCAAAAGGGTCAGAGCCGGCCGCAATAAGTGGGACGACGAGCAAGTTGACTGGCGAGATCTCTACGGCGTCGTCATCACGCGAACCGGCTGGCCGCTCGAATA